CGGAAAAGGTAAAAAATAAAATTATAAACGATGACACTCATCTATCTGTAATCTATGCAGCCGATGCCGAGGATGATATACAAAACCCAGAGACCTGGAAGAAAGCTAATCCTAATTTAGGAGTGTCTATCTCTAATGATTATTTAGTAACTGAAGCTAAGAGAGCTGCTGAGTTACCGAGTTACGAAAATACTTTTAAAAGATTACATCTTAATATATGGACTTCTACTATTACAAAATGGATTTCCGATAGTGTATGGATGGAAAATTATGAAGAAATAGATTTAGAATCTTTAAAAGGGAAGCGATGCTGGGGAGGTTTAGACCTAGCCTCGACTATGGATTTATCTAGTCTCGTATTATATTTTCCTATGGAGGAGCAGAAGGATGTAGTATTAGTGCGCTTCTGGTGTCCAGAAGAATCGGCAGAACTCAGAGGAAGGAAATATAAACTGCCTTACGATGAATGGATAGCCGATGGATATATAAAAGCAACTCCAGGAGATGTACAAGATTATGACTATATAAGACAGGATATAAATAAAATTATAGAAGATTATGATTTACAAAGTATAGCCTACGATCGCTGGAATTCTAGCCAGCTTATTATCCAGCTAGCTCAACAAGATGGAATACCTATGAGTCAATTCGGCCAGGGCTACCGTAGTATGTCAGCCCCATCGAAAGAACTCGAAAAGCTGGTACTTAAAAAAGAAATTAATCATATAAGAAATCCAGTACTACGCTGGCAGTGCGAAAATGTAAGCTTACAAACTGACCCAGCAGGAAATATAAAAATAAATAAACAGAGAAGCTCGGAGAAAGTAGATGGAATGGTAGCTCTAGTAATGGCTCTAGGAGAGATGATGACAGATGAATCCGATGGAGATTCTATATACGATGAGCGAGGAATATTAACCTTTTGATAATTAAATAGATGAAAATAGACTTAGAAATATTAGCACTCTTAAGCCCTTCTGGATTTGAAAGAAGATTTCATAAGCACTGCAAGGCAGCTAGAAACTATACCGAAGCTTATGAATTAACAGAGCTAGAATATGAGGAAAACTTCGGTAAGAGAAGATATGCTTCCTATGATAGCTTTAGAGTTACTAAAAATAGGAAGAATAGAAACAAAGTTACAAGAAGGAATCACTAGAATTACGTATAATTGTATCGCAATAATTATGCATACTCTATATGGGGATACTAGATACTTTACGAGGAATTTTTACAAGAACAGAAAAGAGAAACGGATTTTTACAGGCTATGTCACAAGTAGGGCAACCTACTGCAGGTGTTATGGTAACAGATGAATCCGCTATGAATTTTACTGCGGTATGGGGTGCTATCAGAATATTATCTGAATCTATAGCTCAGCTACCTCTCTCAGTATTTGAAACTGATAAGGCAGGAAATAAATTAACTGCTTTTAATCATAAAATTTATAATTTATTACATCGCAAGCCTAATGAGAATATGACTACTTATACTTTTATTCAGAAGTGTATGATAGATTTATTAACTCGAGGAAATTCTTTCGTATATATTAATAGAAATAATGGAGCTACTCCTGTAGAGTTACTACCTTTAGATGTAAAAAAAGTAAGGCTGATAGAAAATGAAGGAGAGATATATTACGAATTAGATGAAGGAGGTCTAGTGGATTCTTATGATATTTTGCATTTTAAAGTAATGAGCAAAGATGGATTTGTAGGAATGTCTCCAGTAGATGTAGGAGCTTCTGCGATCGGATATGGATTAGCTTTAGAGCAGTATGGAAATTCTTACTTTTCTAATGGCGCAAAAGTATCAGGCGTACTTTCTACAGATAGACATTTATCGGATGAGGCTATTAATAGATTAAGAGTATCTTTTAAAGAGAATTATTCTAGCTTAAGAGACTCTAATAAAACTATGGTACTAGAGGAAGGGCTTAAATTTCAACAGATTAGCCTGTCAAACGAGGCCAGCCAGTTTCTCAAATCCAGAGAATTTTCTATTACTGAAATAGCTCGACTGTTTAATTTACCTCCTCACTTACTTAGAGATTTAACAAAATCTAGCTTTAATAATATATCAGAGCAAAGTAGAGAATTTGTGCAGTATTCTTTAATGCCTTATATCGTTATGATGGAATCAGAGATGAACTGTAAATTATTTAGGAAGAATGAATTAAATAAGATAGGAACTAAATTTAATGTAAATGCTTTATTAAGAGGAACTCCAAAAGATAGAGCTGAATATTATAGAACGATGTTAAATATAGGAGCTTTAAGTATTGATGAGATAAGACAATATGAGGAGCTTCCGACAATACAAGGAGGAGAGAATCACTTTATGCAGCTTAATATGGCTACATTAAATGACATAGTAGAAGGAGGAACTTTAAAAGATAATAATGCCGATACCAGAGCCAAAAAATAACGAATCTAAAAAAGAATTTTTAGATAGATGTATGGCCGATCAGGTTATGCAGGAATACGATGATAAGCAGAGATATGCAGTATGCGAATCTCAATTAGAGAGAAATATTAAAATAGTCTCTGGCTCTCCTTGTAGTGGAAAGAATACTTATATAGAAAAGAATAAAAGACAGGGAGATATAGTATGGGACTTTGATAAAATTCATACTGCTCTAACTGGAGAAGATACTCATAATCATATAGAGGAAGTAAGAAAATATATATTTTCTATGCGTAAGAAGTTTTATGAAGATTTAAAAAATGAAAAGAATCTAAGAGTATGGATTATTAATTCTTCTCCTTTAAAAGAAGTAAGACAAAACTTAGCAAAAGAATTAAATGCTGAGATTATATATATAAGTAGAAATAAAGAAGAATGTTTAGAAGTAGCAAAAAATGAAAGGCCAGAGGAGTGGAAATCATATATAGAATCTTACTGGGAAAGATTTGAAAATATAGAGGAGGAGGAAAATATAAAAATAATAGAAGTAAAAACTATGGGAGAAATTAAGAAAAGACATATAATAGAAATAAAAGAAGATGAGAAAACAGTTACAATCGTTTACGAAAAAGATACTGATGCATCTACTGAAGATATTATGGAAAAAGTGGAAACTGAGGAGGAGGAGGAAGAAGTATTAAGAGGGCCAGAAGATATGGAAGAAACTCCTAAAGAAGATATCATAGAGGATATAGATGAAGAAGAAGAAGAAGAAATCGAAGAAGATACAGAGGATGAGTATGGGATGAGAAAACTCGATGGAGTTAATGTATGGGATGAGAAACATACTTCTGAAAAGAGATTCTTTGAGATAGAAAGTAGAATAACACAAAAAAAGGGAAAAGATGTAGTAGTAGGACACGCTGCAGTCTTTAATAGTTTAAGTGAAGATTTAGGAGGATTCAGAGAGAAGATAATGCCTGGAGCTTTTGATGATGTCTTAGACAATGATGTAAGAGCTTACTTTAATCACGACCCTAATTTTATTCTAGGTAGAGTATCTGCAGGAACTTTAAGACTAGGAGTAGATGAAAAGGGACTTCGATATGAGCTAGATATTCCAGATACAACGGCAGGAAGGGACTTAAAAGAGAATATGAGGCTTGGTAATATAAGTCAGTCTTCTTTCGCATTTACGATCGGAAAAGATGGGGATTCCTGGGAGCGAGGAGATAGTGGAGATGTAAGATTAATACATAAAGTGAATCGCTTGTACGATGTATCTCCTGTCAGCCTCCCTGCTTACCCCTCAGCCGATAATCTGGCTTTAGCACATAGAAGCAACTTTATGGATAAAGAAAACAAAAGAAAACAAGATGAGGAAAAATTTGAAATGAATACATTATTAAATTTGAAAATTAACTTATTAAAAAGATCGGAACAATGAAAAAATCGTTAGAATTAAAAGAATCTCGTTCAGGACTTGTAGATACTTTAGAGGCAATCAAAAATACTGCTGAAGGAGAATCTAGAAATCTTAACGAGGCTGAAACTATTGAAGTAGATAATACTCTATCTTCTATAGATGAATTAGATGTACAAATCAAAAGAGCAGAGAAAATGGAAGCTGAATTAAGAACTGCTGCTGCAGTATCTGGAGCTAAACTTAGCTCTGACTCAGATAAAGATTTGAAGAAATTTACTTTCCAGGGAGCGATAAGAGCTGCTTATACTGGTCAAGTAGATGGAATATATAAAGAGATGCATCAGGAAGCAGTAAACGAATCTCGTTATACTGGCAATACTATAAAAGGATATGGAATTCCATCTTCAGTATTAACTAGAGCGTGGAGTACTGCTTCAGTAAATAATGAAGAAGTAATGAGCTTTACTGAGCAATTAGAGAAAAATTTAGTACTAGCATCTGCTGGAGCTAATTTCTATGCTGGAGTAAATGACCTTAAATTTCCAGTATTCTCTGGTATTTCTTCATCTTGGGTTACAGAAGCAGGATCAGGCGCTCCATCATCTGCAGGAGATTTATCTGCGGTAACTTTAACTCCTAAGAAATTAATCTCTGTAGTAAATATGACTGCTGAGTCAATGATGCAAAATCCAGCTTTAGAATCTGCTTTAACTAGACAGATGGCTTCTCAAGTAGCTGCTTCTTTAGAGTTTGCTTTATTAGATACTGGAGATGTATCAAACGCTCCACAATCTATCTTCGCTGATGCTGCTGCAGGGCCTACTACTTCTCCTACTACTGCTGCTGACTGGGTAGAGTTAGAGACTGATGTACTAGGTGCTGGTGTAAACAGAGAAGGAGCTAGAATGGCTTACTTATTAGATATGGATGCTTATAAAGCTGTAAAAACTATGGCGCAAGTAACTGATGTATCTCCTATATGGGATAATGGCGATCGTAGATTGAATGGCTACTATGCTTTCCAATCAGGAAATGTAGCTGCTTCAGGTGCTTCTAACAAAGCTCACGGATTATTCGGAGATTTCTCTAAAGTACATATAGCGCAATTTGGTGGATTAGATGTATTATTTGATCCTTATACTAATGCAACTTCAGGACTTCCAAGAATGGTTGTAACTTCTTTAGTAGATGGAGATGCAGTACAAAATGACACTGCTTTCTATAAACTAATCGAAGCATAATTAGTACTTAAATTAGGTCGGAAATTGGAGCTTAGCTCCTTTTTCCTTCCTTTTTTTAAAAAAACTCTAAATCCGATTTAAGACTATTTAGAGCCATTTTAAGAGATGTAGCTAGTGTTAACAAGTATTACTATTAAACATTTGAGATAATACAATACGAGAGATTCACTAGATAACAAAAAATATAAGAAAATACTATAATTTATATTATGTTAAATTATAAAAAAAGTAAAAAAGGATGAGATATTTAGAAGTAGTAAGCCATCATAATACACAAATAGTAAGTACTGCAGATTTAAAAACTCATTTAAGAGTGACCTATTCTGATGATGATACTTATATAGCAAGCTTAGAAAAAGCTGCCGTACATATGATAGAAGAATACTGTAATATTTTTCTTTTAGAAACTACTTTAAGACAGTATGGAAATACTTTTAAAGATTTAAATATATTATTTAAAAGCCCTATTATTAATGGGTCTTATGATGTTAAATATAAAAAAGATAGCTCCTGGGTTACTTTTACAACTAGTACAGAATTAGTACAACATATTAAGCCTCCTAGAGTTTATATGAATGAAGATGCTACAGAGCCTACTACAGATGATATTTTCCAGGCTTGGAGATGCGATTATATTGTAGGATATTCAGAAACTCAAGCTATTCCAGAGCCTATAATACAGGCTATAAAAATTACTGTCGCTGATATGTACGAAAATCGACAATCTGTAATAGTAGGAAAAATTGTATCAGAGATTCCTAAGACTGCTCAGTATTTAATGAATACTTATAAAATTCAGACTCTATGATAACAGTAGGAGAATTAGATACCCCAGTACAAATAGAATCTGTTTCATATGGTGCTAATGCAAACTATGGAGGAGTATATAAAGATGCCTGGGTCGATGCAGGAGCAGGGACTTTATGGTGTTATAGAATTTTCAAAGGAGGTAGAGAAAGAGAAGAAGGCGATCAGATGGTAGGCTCACAAAAAGTAGATTTCTATATAAGATACGAAAGCTATAAAGATACTATTCAGCCAGGATGGAGAATAAGATATAACTTAAATGATGGAAATACGAGTATCGCTAATTATATATATTACTATATAGAGAAGATAGCTCATATAGATGGAAGGCATAGAATAACAAGGTTAACTGCAATAGAAAAAGATAGTCACTAATGGAATTAATGTCTGGAAAAGTATTAGGAAATAAGGAGCTAATTAAAGCTATGAAATTAATTCCTTATAAAGTAAAAAAAAATAAATTCTTTATGGCTGTATTTAGACAAGCTGCAAAACCTATTATAGCTTCAGCTAGAGCGCATATTAATAATAAAGATGGAGATTTAAAAAGAAGTATAAAGGCTTTCAGTACAAGAGCTTCAAGAAGGCTTCCTGCTTTATATGTAGGGCCAAAAGCAACAGGAGGAAGCTCTAAAAAGAACGAACAAAGAGGCGGAGGATATTATGGAGCGATCGTAGAATATGGCTCAGTCAATGCAGACCCTCATCCATTTATGAGGCCAGCCTGGGATAAAACACAAAATCAAGCCGCAGATATTTTATTAGCTGGAGCTTATGCGATAGTAGAAAAAGTATTAACTAGAGAACTAAAAGGACAAAAAAGATTATATAAATAATGAGAAGCGGAGCTATAATATATCCTTTATTAGCAGCGTATGGAGAACTTACTGACTTAGTATCTACTGCGAATATGTATGCCGTAAGAGCAGAGCAAGGAGCATCTATTGCAAGCGATAGAGGAGAGTATATAGTATATAGAGAAATAAGCTCTGTGCCTTTAAATACTACAGGAGATACTGTAGATAATGCGGCAGACCCTAGAATCCAGCAAAGGTCAATTTTAGATACTAATAGAGTGCAAATATCTGTATTTGCTTCTGATTATTATAACCTGGAAAATATAGCAGTAAAAGTACGAGAAGCTTTAGATAGAGAATGGGGGTCTGTTAATACTCCTTACGAGAATGATATATACGTAGACTCTATAGTATTTGAAGGAGCAGTCGATGATTACGATGATGATTCAGGAAATAGAGGTATTTACGTAAAGCATTTAGATTTCGTAATAAGAGTACTTAGATATAAAATTGAAAACACGTGGACTAATAATTATTCTTTAGCTTTTGATGGAGTAGATGACTATGTTACTTTCGGAGATAATGCCTTATGGAGTATTAATGGCTCTGATGCAGGGAGAGGATGGAGTTATTCGGTATGGATTAACGTACCAGGAGAGCATTCGACTCAGTGGATAACAAGCAAAAGCGGAGCTTTTGATTTAGGATCTTATCATTATGAATGGGAATTATTAGTACGATATAATGGTCAAGTAAGATTCATTCTCTATTTTAATGATACTAATACTGACTATATTACGATGGATGTTACTGATATTTTATCTGTTGATACTTGGTATCATATAGTAATTACTTATGATTTAACTTTAGCTAAGACTGGATTTAGAATGTATGTAAATAACATTCGTAAAACAGATGGAGATGGTGCTACTGTGACTCTTACTGGTAGCTGGGGAACTGCATCGAATACTATGAATCCTATGTATCTAGCTAGAAATTCTGGAGTAGACTATGCTGCGATGTATATAGATGAAGTTTCTATATGGGATAAAGTTTTATCTGCTGCCCATATAGAGGACTTATATAATAGTGGAAAGACTGGAGACCCTAATAGATATCCTGTAGCTTCCGATTATCTGGCAGGATATTGGCGATGCGGAGATGGTGCTACTTATCCTACTATTCCAGATGCAGCTCCATTATATAGCAATCCTGGAACGATGACAAATATGGCGGCTGATGATATTAATACTGAAGTACCTTAAGATATGGAAAAGAAATACTGCATAATACCTACAGAAGATATCGATAATATTAACTTTACTAAAGTACTAGAAAATAAAAGTACTATAAGATACAGTATAGATAATACAAAATTTATAGTAAAATATATAGGAGAAAAGCCTACCGATTTAGATAGTTTTACTTCTTACACTCATACAGAAATAATAGAAATAATTAACGACCCAGCTAATGGCTGGATAAATGAATAGAAAATGGAAATAACATTAATACAAGATTTTACTTCTCCTCAAGGCAGATTATATCCTGCTGGGAGTAAATATTCCTGCGATCGAGATACTTATAAAAGACTAGTATCAGAAGGAATGTGCGAGGCTCTAGAAGGAGAAAAGAAAACTAAAAAGAAAACTAAAAAAATAAAAGAAGATGGCGACTCTAACTAGTCAAGAAATTACTGAAGCAGGTATCGTTCCTACTACTACTAATCTAGGCGCATCGAATACTTTTACTAATACAGGAAAGGAATTTATATACTTTAGAAATACTAGCGGAGTAAGTAAGACTATTACTGTTACTGCTCAAGTAACTTCTATAGATAGCCCTTTATATGGAGATATAACTAAATCAAATGCTACTCAAGTAGTAGCTAATGGAGAGATAGCTTATATAGGCCCTTTTCCAGTATCGGTATATAATGATTCTGATCAAGATGTAACCTTTGCTATTACTCCTTATGATTCTGAGAATCTGGATGCAGCAGCAATACTTTATACTACGTAATGCCTACTGTTAATGGAGTATATAATGGAAGCTCGATGCTACTTTTTTTAGATGCAGAGATACTAGTACACTCTACAAATGTGAGTGTATCTATAAATACTTCTTTAAAAGATACTACTAGTAGAGAGACTGATGCCTGGAATACGAGCCTCCCAGGGCTGAGAAACTGGGGAGCTACTGCCGATGCAGCGATAGCTTTCACTACTACAAGTGGTACTCCTTATACGAGTGAGCCTTTCTATACCAGTGTAAATGAAATATTAAATGATTATATATTAAATAGGAATCCAGTATTTATAGAAATTATGCCTCCTATGCCTTATGCAAATAATAATTTTAGAATATTAGGAGAAGCATATATAACTAGTGCTAGTATAGATACTCCTTTAGAAGATAGTGCTACGTGGAATCTAACTTTAACAGGAAAAAATCATATAATAGCAGACCTTATAAGTTTTGCTTAAAATATAACAGGAAAAAAATTGAAATGATAAAAATAGAAACTAAATTAATTAATTAAAAAAACACAAACAAATGGCTACAAATGGCGTAATCAATGGAACAAAATTTGGAGTTTATGCAGCAGGCACGAAAATTGCTTACGCTACTTCAGCTTCAATATCAATGAATCATAACCTTAGAGATACTTCAACTAAAGACTCTGGAGGATGGAGAGACCAGTTAGAAGGACAAAGAGACTGGGAGGTATCAGTAGAAGGGATGATGATTTTTGTAGATGGCTCTGGTGGAGCGATCGCAGGACTAACTATGAATGAGTTATATAGTACGTATATAGCAACTAGAACAGAATTTGAATTAAAATTCTCTACAGAAGAAACTGGAGATATTAAATGGAGTGGTAATGCTTTTATGACTTCTTTATCTGCAGATACTCCTAATGAGGATTCTAGTACTTGGAGTGCTTCTTTCTCTGGGACTGGAACTTTAGCTCAGGGGACTGTATCATAGTATAACTTAGAGAGAATCCTTGCTGCCTTTTTATTTCTTAAAGGGGTAGCTCGGATGACCTCTTTATTTATTAACCTTTAAGAAAATAAAAAATGAATTATGAAATAGTAGAATTAGGAGGAAAAAAATTTCCTATATTCTTTGGCTTTAATGGCCTTCGGAAGTATTGTGCTTTAACAGGTACAAGTTTAAATAAGCTAATGTCTTTAGGGCAAGATATGACTTTAGATGAGGCTTTAAAATTAGTTTTAGTAGGAATAGAAGAAGGATGCAGAAAATCTGGTGAGGACTTTAAATTATCGATAGATGATTTAGGCGATATGCTAGACACAGATATGGGCGGACTTACTAGAGCTTTAGAAATTTTTGGAGAACAAATGGGCCAGAATGTAGAGACTCCTTCAAAAAAAAAGGAAAAGGCAAAAGCGAAAAAGTAACTTTTGATATTTTGGAGCAGATAGCTTTTGGAGAATTAAATATGAGTACAGATGAATTATATAATATGACTCCTAGAAATTTTCTTAATGCGCAATTAGGACAGGCTAGACTGTTCGAGATGCAGCAGCAGGCAGACTGGGAGCGAGCTAGATGGATGTCGTGTGTTATCATTAATCCTCATTTAAAAAGAGTAATATCTCCTAATAAAATAACTGTCTTTCCTTGGGAAAAAGCTGAAAAGAAAAAGACTCAAGCAGATATAAATAAGATTTTGAAAGAATCGCAGTATCAAGATAAAGTAGAAGAATTAAAGAAAAGAAAAAGAAAAAATGCCTAAAAAAGCCCTAGCCTCCTTAAATGTCGTAATAAATGCAGTTACTTCTCCTCTATTTAGAGGATTGAATAAAGCATCTAAAAGATTAACTGTATTCGGAGCTAAAATGAAAGCAGTAGGGAGGTCTATTTCTATGAGTTTCTCCCTGCCTTTTGCTACGATATCGGCAGCAGGAGCGAAGATGGCCATAGACTTCGAAAAGAATATGACTAAAATTAATACTTTAGTCGGTATCTCTGGAAAAGAAGTTAATAGACTTTCTCAAGATGTTATGAAGCTCTCTGGCACGACTGCGCAGTCTCCAGTAGAATTAGCAGATGGATTATTCTTTTTAACTTCTGCAGGATTACGAGGAGCTAATGCTATGGAAACTTTAGAAGCAGTATCTAAAGGTACTGCGATCGGACTAGGAGAACAGGCAGACCTAGCTAAAGTAGCTGCAGCCGCTCAGAATGCTTATGGAGCAGATACTATTACTGCAGCACAGGCTTTAGATGTATTTGGAGGAGCGGTTAGACAGGGTATGTTCGAGGCTTCAGATTTAGCCGAAGTATTAGGGACTCAGTTAGGATTAGCTTCTAGCCTAGGAGTTTCTTTTGAGGAAACTAATGCCTTTATAGCTACTTATACTAAAACTACAGGAGATGCGAAAGCAGCCTCTACAAGTTTTGGAGGAGTAATGATGGCCTTAGCTAAAACTACTCCTCAAATGGAGAGAGCTTTAAATAAGGTCGGAATGAGTGGAGACTCGGTGCGAGAGATGCTAGGAGAGCAAGGATTAAGAAGTACTCTAGAACATATTAAGACTGCTTTTGAAAATAATAATGTCCCTTTAACTGAATTTTTTAGTAAATCTCAAGCCCTTAAAGGTGTATTAGGAGTACTAGGAAATCAATCGGAAACGTATGCGGATGTATTAGATAGTATGCACGATTCTATGGGAATGGTCGATGATGGATTCGGTACTTTAGAGGAGACTACTGGATTCAAAATGCAAAAGGCCTTTAACAGTTTAAAGCTAGCCAGTCAAGAATTAGGCGCAGTAATGCTGCCTGTATTTACTCAGATAGTAGATGGCGCAGTAAAATTAGCTAAAGCTTTTATGGATTTAGATTCTGGTACTAAAAAGATAATAGGAGCTACTGGTACTTTAATAGCTTTATCTGGCCCTCTAGCGACTTTAGCAGGAGGATTAGTCTCTGTAATAGGGATGATTTTATCTCCGATCGGACTCGTAGTAGTGGCTTTAGGAGTTTTATTTAAAGTAATATACGATAACTGGGGAGAAGTAAAAAGAGTATTTGTAAATATTATTAATTATTTTATCGATTTATATAATCATTCTAGCTTCGTAAGAAAGGGAGTAGAAGGAATTATATTTGGATTTAAAGCGTTATGGTTTTCTGCTCGTTTAATGTTTAAAAACATCTGGGCTGTTATTAAGGCTTTTGCTGCTAATGTAATTTCTACTTTTAAAGGACTCGCAAAAGTTATAGAGGGGACATTTACTAAAAATCCTTTAACTATAATAGAAGGAGTAAGACAGACTGCTGCAGGAATCCAAGGTACTCTCGAGGAGGCGATGGAGGGTGTGGCGGACAATTATGTAGAATATGGAGAAGATTTAGGAAAAGCTTTAGAGGAAGGTTTAGGAAGAATCGGTACTAGAGACCACATTCCTTTAATAACTGAAAAAGATATTCAGACTGGAGTAGATAATATAGCGAACTGGCTGGAAGAAAAATTAGGAGCAGTAAGGAAAAAGATGGAGGGCTTTATGGGTGGCCCTTCTATTATAATGCCTGAAGGAGAAAATGATGAGGTTAAGAATACTGAGAAAACAGAAGACAAGAAAACTGAGATAATCAAAACTCACATAAAAAAGAGAAAATCGTTTTTAAGACAGTATCTAGACTGGAGTAAGGATAATTGGGATAGTATGGCGGAAAAGGTCGGAGAGGTTTGGAATAGTATAGCCGATGTCGCTCAAACTGTATTAAATGGAATCGGCAATCTTTGGGCTGCTCAGCACGAAAAGAGAATGACTATACTGGATAATGAAGAAAAGAAAGAGAATGAAGGACTGCAGAAAGGATATGAAAGAGAAAAAGCTGTAATAGAGAACTCAGTTATGAGTGAAGAAAATAAACAGAAAGCATTACTCAGCCTAGATGAAAAATACGATGGCTTACAAAATGACTTAGATGAGAAAATGGATAGAAAAAGAGCGAATATCCAAAAGAAAGCAGCTATAAGAGATAAACAGATGAAAATAGCCCAGGCTATAATGGCTACCGCTCAGGCAGTAGTACAAGCTTTAACGGCTGGGCCGATTGCAGGGCCTATCTTAGCTGGTGTAGTAGGAGCTTTAGGAGTAGCTCAAGTAGCCGCCATAGCCTCTACTCCGATCCCTTTAGCTAAAGGAGGATTAGCTTTTGGCCCTACAAATGCTATAGTAGGGGATAATCCAGGAGCAGCAAATGATCCTGAAGTCATAGCTCCTCTCTCGAAGTTAAAGCAGATGCTAAGTAATGAGATGAATATAGCAGTAAATGTAGGAGGAATGCTGAAAGGAAATGATATTTATTTATCAAATGAAAATACTACTAATCAAAGATTAAGATATGTCTAATGGCTTATATTAATACTTATAATTTTGAATTCCAGAGTAATTCTGGTATTTGTTATCGCTTAGAATTTCACGACCAAGGGACAGGAGCTAGTAGCTTTATTCAAACTGAAGGGAGATTAGGCAAAGGGACTGTAAAATTAAAATATGATTCAGATGGCTCTAATATGTTTGCTCCTTTAAAATCTTCGAGCTTAAGTATAGATTTCCTAGTCACTAATAGTACAGATGCCGCTTATATACAGGCTTTAAGAACAGCTAGACAGGAGAGAGATGTATATGTATATTTATATAATACTGGAACTTCGCATCCTGGCTCTACTCCGAGCTATAAGTGTGTGTTCGCTGGCTATCTATTAATGGATTTATCTGATGAGCCAGATGAGGCAGTGCCTTTTAATATAACATTAAAGGCAGTAGATGGATTAGCCTCTTTAAAATACTATGATTTTATACCACACGGCACTCCCCAGAATGCCGATCATCTCTACAGTAAAGAAGCTACTTTTTTATCAGACCCAGATAATGGAGGAGGACAATATCCTGCCTATAGGACTTTTATAGAATGGATAAGTAAGATACTTTATTATACAGGTCACGCTACTACTACTGAAGGAAATTCTAGTGCGATGAGAATAGTAACCGCTACTAACTGGGCTAATGGAAGTATGGCTAGTGCTACAGATGATTCTCTAGCTAAGACACGATGTAAGCCAGAGCCTTTTTATGAGCAAGAAGGAGAGACAGGAGACCTTAAGTATAAAGCGATGAACTGCTACGATGCTTTAAAATCTATCTGTACTACTTGGGGAATGAGATGTATGGTCTATAGAAATTCTTTTTATTTTATACAAATAAATAGATATACTGAAAATGAGTCTGGGACTCTACCTAATCCAGATAATATAAAGAATTGGAAATATGAAATGGATGGTACTTTTGACAGTACTGCCGATTCTTTAGATTATTACTGGGGTCGATATTTTGTGCAAATAATTAATCCGAATGGAATCCAGCAGAAATTATCTGGCTCTCAGTATGGAATACTTCCAGCATTTAAAAAAGTTACTGTAGATTTTGCTAATGTATCGAATGACAATAAATTTCAAGGTTTTCCTTTACTTACTAGCCCCTGGCCTTCTCCTGTAGGAAGCTCTGCTCTCCTAGATATGTATACAGATATAGGGACTTTTACTTTCGATGGGAGTACCGATCGTGCCTTCTATCACGATGCTAATGTAAGTCTAGTAAATAATGCCGTAGATACTTCAGGGCTTCCAGAAATAGTAGAGCTTGGGATAAATTGGACTGTACAAGCTAAATTGCAATCTTCTGGAACTTGGAGAGAGTTATCTGCCGTAAATGTACCTAGTCAGATCTTTTCCTGGGTCACTGCATCTGCCGCTACTACTTCTAATCCCTTGAACTGGATGAGCGGTTATATGTATGCCGTACCAGGAGTATCTACTCAGTCGATGATGTCTCCTCTGGTTATAAATAATCCAGCAGTAGCAGGCGTGGCTAATTTTGTAATGTGTCCTGCAGCCGATTTTCCTGCAGGTGCTTATGATTTTAGATATAGATGCGCTGCCTATACTTTGACTGGAGACTGGGAGGATGATTTTTTTGGTCACGGACAAATCTTTACTAATGCCGCTCAGTTTACTAATCCAGATGATGCAGATTTTACCTATACTAATACTGCAATAACTCAAGGGATAGGCTCGAGTATATTTGCAGAGATTAAAGATGGAATGGTAGGAAGCTCTCAAATTACTACTAATGTAGTACAGACTGGAGATGATACAGAATTTGCAGAAGTAAAAGGAGTATTATTTGGAGACTGTTCGCTCGAAGGTGCAGCAGGAAATATACAGGTATATACAGGAAGTGCCTGGGTCGATACCAGCTTTGTAGGAGTATGGGGACTCGGTACTTTAGGAGGCTCGAATTCTTTAACAGAGACACTAGCAGAGGAAATATTTAAAAGACAGGCTAACACGATAAAAAAATTGACTACTACTATAGCTCAAAAATTAGACTATAGAGAATATGACTCCTATGGAAATAGGCCTATTTATCCTATGCCGTTAAGTAGATTTTTTACTCCTTCTCATATCGCTAGCGGAACTACCTCAGCTAATTGGATAATGCATAGCGGAGAGTGGAATCCAGCAGCAGATGAATGGTCTTTAGTTTTATATGAGTTTGACACTTTCGCTAATGCTTTTACTACTACTAATACTAATTACGATGGCTCTGATTCTGGCCCTGTAGGTCAATATGGCTTCGCTCCTACTACTACTAACGGCCCTTCTTCTTTAATATCTAATCCTAATAATAATGGCGGAATATTAAAGCAGGTAAGAAGAATAAATCAGGATAGAGTAAGGCCTGTCGCTATTATTGATACGAATGCTATAATACCTTTCGGCTCTACTAGTCAGACTGTCACTTCGCTAGGGGTCTATTCTATGCCTACTGCTTTATTAAAAAGTGGAGACACTATATTACTTAAGCCAGCAGGTGCTAAAATAGGAAATCCTCAAGTAAAGAGTATAAGAGATTCTGCAGATATAGAATTTACTGTATCATCAGACCAAGGAGAAGGAGATACGAGTATAGCAGTAACTTCTCAGACTGTATATAATGATATTTTGATCGGAGATTCTATTGCGGTCTCTCAGACCGATTTAATTTCTCAGTATCAAAATAAAACTAAAGGAACTATCGGAGGAATGACAGTAACTGCAGACTCTTTCGATGGAGCAAAAAGTCTAGGAAGGCAGCAGGTATTTTTCAGAGTAGAAGGAAATGCGCTTACAGAAACTAATTACTATATATTATATGGAGAAGATAATAATAAGAGCGGTAGATTCGGTAATACTAATAGTGCAGCTCCAGATGGAATTTCTACTCAGGATGCTATTAAATCTGGCAAATTTTTAACTGATACAATCTATACGATAGAATCTGGAAGAAGTGTTATTACTGGTACTGCTGGCTGGGATTTTAGAATTATTCTCTATAAGACTACTCCTGTACAGGGGTCTACTTCTAACACTACTATGACCTCTATAGGTTATTGCGATATTAGTACTACAGGAAATAATACTACTCAGATAGATACTTTAACAGCTTTAAGTACTGCAGAGATAGCGGCAGGAGATGTAATTATTCCTCACGTATATGCTGGAAGTAAAGGGACAGGAAGTAGTTTTAACTTTAGAGGAAATATAACCTTTACACTTATAAGAAAAAATTAATAATAAAATGAATGCAAAAATGATGAATGAAATAATAGCTAAGTTTTGTCCTACTACAGTATTACTAAACGTAGGAGCAATCGGAATGAGTTTAACAGATGTAGAAATAGGATTAAAGATTTTATCATATATTGTAGCGATCGGATATACATTAATTAAAATAATTAATGAGATTAATCAATGGAAGAAAAAAAAATAGGATTTAATATTAATCTTAAGTATTTCAAGATGGAGGAATTCAATCAGCCTGGACTCCCAGAATCTTGGAAAAAGATGGATTTAAACTTATTACTTTTAGTAGATAAAATGCGACATAGAGCTGGGATTCCCTTTCGTATAACCTCAGCCTATAGGAGTCAAGAATATAATGATGCCTTAAAAAACTCCTCAAAAAATTCAGCTCATATAAAAGGAAAAGCCTTAGATATTGCGGCTACAGATAGTAGGAGTAGATATCTAATACTAGAAGCTGCTATACATTTCGGAATTCAAAGAATAGGAATATCAGATTCTTTTATTCATATAGACATAGCAGACATAGAAAAGCCAGCTAAAGTAGCGTGGCTCTATTAATATTAACTAAAATAAAATAAAATGTTAAATAAATTTTTAAATAAATATTTAATCGGACAAATGATTAAAAGTAAAAAATTCTGGTACACTGTAATAGGAGTACTGACAACGATATTAAGTGAACAATTTAACTTAAATTCTGAAGAAGTAAATGCTATTCTTATGTCTATAGGTGCTTTAGTACTAGGTCAAGGATTTGCTGATATGAATAAAAAGAAGTAATGAAGCAATTTAGGCCCAGATTATCTGAAAAAGAAAATAGGCTTATAGAGGACTTCAGAAATAGTAAAAATATAGGAATAATTGGAGATACTCACTGTCCATTTAATTTGCAGGAAACTGATGAACATTTGAGTTATCTCCAGTTTTGCTATGAAACCTTTAACAAATTCGGCTGCTCAGAGATAATTCATATAGGCGATGAGGTCGATAACTGTGCAATCTCTTTTCATCAAAAGGAGACCGATTCCTTAAATGCAGAATCAGAAGCAGAGAAAGCGCAAGCTGAAATGAATAAATTTTATGCGGCTTTTCCAGATGTTAAAGTATGTGTAGGTAATCATTCGGCTTTGCCTTTTAGGCAGGCTACTGCAGCAGGTATTCCTAAAAGATTTATGAAAACTTATGAGGAGATATGGGAAGCTCCTAAAGGCTGGAAATGGGAGCTACAATGGGAAGTACAGGGAGTCTTATTTGAACACGGCACAGGAAGCTCTGGCCCTAATGCAGCAAAGAATAGAGCTATCGCTAATAGACAGTCTACAGTAATAGGTCACTGTCATTCTTTTGGAGGAGTCAATTATATGGCCTCCCGATCGGATATAATCTATGGAATGAATGTCGGCTGCGGTATAGATAATTCGGCCTATTCCTTTCGTTATGGTAAACAATTTCCTAAAAAGCCTACTATAGGCTGCGGAGTAGTATTAGATGGAGGCAGGGTAGCTTTATTCATTCCTATGCATTTAGGCTCAAAAATTACAAGAAAATAAAAGAGAAGGCCCAGCTATTAGCCGAGCCTTCAAAACAAGGAATCAAAAGCCTTATACATAAGTATTCGGCTCATTGAAATGAAATGCAAATATAGGGATTTTTATCTAGAAAACTTGTAACTAAGTTACTTATTAACTTTATAAATGTTAATAACTTTTACTTTTTAACAGTAAAAAGTTTTGTAGTTTAGAATTTTTACGTATCTTTGTACCATAATTAATCATTAAAACAAGGAAAAAAATGGAATACAACAGACAAACAGCAATAGACGCAATAGCAAGATTAGCAAAAAGACAATCACAAAAAAAAGAGGTAGAGTTTAAATCATTTTCAGAAAAAAGAAGAGAGGAAAGAGACAGAAAAATCAAATTAAAGAAAGATACTCAATGGAAATGATAAAATATCCTTCACAGCCTCACTATGAAAATAGTGGGGTTTTCGTGGTAAAGGACAATAGTGTCCGCAAGATTAAAAACAAGGAAAAATGAAATTAACTTATAATAATTGGATGAGATATATACATCAATCTTTAAATCCGCAACCTGTAAAAAAAATAGTCTATCAATTTGGAGAAATAGGCAATAGAACAGAATTCCAGATCCAAGAAGAAATCGCTCACTTAAGACAATTAGATAAAGATATTTCTAATAAAGTAAGAGCTTCCTATAGTATTAAGGATGAAAAATAGAAATTTAAATCATATAGATGACTGGGCTACTCCAGATTATATATATAATGAATTAAATAAGGAATTTAATTTTAATTTTGATCCCTGTCCTTTACAGCACGATTTAAGTAAATGGGATGGATTAAAAATAGAATGGAAAGAAAGAAATTTTATTAATCCCCCTTATTCTAGAAAATTAAAAGAATCATTTGTTATAAAAGCAATAGAAGAAAGTAAAAAAGGTAAATTATGTGTAATGCTTTTACCAGTATCTACATCTACAAAATTATTTCATCATCATATCTTACCTAATAAAAAAGAAATAAGATTTGTATATAAAAGAATAAAATTCAAAGGAGTAAATACTTTCGGAGACTATGTTAGTGATAAAGCAGGTATGCACGATTCTATGATAGTCATTTTAAAATCTATATAATATGAATACAAAAGAAAAAGTAGAGTACTGGCTCGCTAAATATCCAGAATTAAGAGATAATGACTATAGATTATGTGCGAATATATGGAGGAAAGAAATAGAATTATATGTCAATTTAGAAAAATCTAATGTAAGAGATTTCTTAATGTTTTATTCTTTAGGTAAATTAACTTCAGCTCCCAGTATAAAAAGGGCTAGAGCAAAATTACAAGAAGAAAATCCTCACTATAGAGGAGAAAAATATTATAAACGAAAAGGAATTTATCAAGAAGAATGGAGGAAAAAGTTAGGATATGAAATTAGAGAATAAGTTAAGATGCGAGGACTGGGTGTTATATGATAATATCTATGAGGGGTGTATATCTACTGATTCTATGACTGGAATAGAATTTGGAGATGTAAAAGAAGTAGCTAAAGAAATAAGAGTATTCGGCACTAAGAATCAGCTAAAAGAAATAGAAAATAAATATAATATAGATGAGGCCTATACTTTTGATGTAGAGCATAAATTACAAGAGTATAAAAAATTATACGAATTAAATGATAATAAAATACTAATATTTAGAATAAGATGATCGGAATAATTGAAAATAAAAAAGAATACTGGATAAAAGAAAAAGACATAATTAAAAATAAAATATTAAATCTTAATCCAGAAAATAAAATAGAAAAATTATCTTTACAGTTTGCTTTACTATTCATAGAAAAGACTATAGAAGATTTAGAGGAGATAATACAAACTTCTCAAAATATAACTGCTTATCAGGAATCCTGCATAAGCTTAATTAATAATCAAAATAAATAAAAAAATGTCAGTAAAAAAGTCAACAGTAAAATCCGTACAAAGTAATGGAACTTGGAAAAACAGAGAAGGAAAAGAATTTTTTAAATATGAAATAGAGATGGAAAATGGAGATGTAGGAGAATATTCTAGTATATCTGATTCTCAAGAAAAATTCATAAAAGGAGCTGAGGTAGAATATAATTATATAGGAGGGGACTTTCCAAAGATTAAGCCTTATTATAGTAATCCTACTTCATCAAATTATAGTTATTCAGCTCCATCTAATAATGATGGCCAGATAGCTCGATCGGTAGGTGTTAAATCAGCTACAGAATTAGGTATCGCTCAAGGATTAGAACTAGCACAAATTTTAGAAACTGCTAAAATAATGTCGGACTTTATACTTAAAGATACTACTGCAGTAAAAGAAGATCAAAACGATATGCCTTTTTAAATATGGATAAAACGATCGAGATAGCCAGATGCACTTTAGCTGAGATGTTTAATATAGATAAAGATTCTTTTGATTTATATACCAGGAAAAGAAGTGTAATAGAAGCTAAAAGATATTTAATATATTTTTTAGTAACTGAAATAGGAATGAAATTTTCGCATATTTCTAAATATATTAAAAGCATAAAAAGTCACGCTACTGCTATGCATCACTATTATAAGATGATAGACATTTTAGGAATGAAGCACGAAGCAGCTACTCAGACTAAATATATGCAGTTTAGAAATCAAGTACTAGACAAGGGGATGGATAAACTAGAAAAGGAATTAAATAAACAGATAGAGATGAGGAGAGTAATTAACTGGAATATTAAACAATTAAGACAGATGATAAGTGAAGCCTAGTTATTATGCTATTATTCCTGCTGAGGTTAGGTATTCTAAATTAAAGCCTAATGCTAAGCTATTATATGGAGAGATAACTGCTCTAAGTAGTAAAGAGGGCTACTGCTTCGCTACAAATAACTATTTCGCTAAGCTCTATAATGTTACTAAGAATACGATCAGCCTCTGGGTTTCGCAATTACATAAAGCAGGATTCATTTCTGTAGAGCTTATTAAAAAAGGCGAGCAGATTACAGAAAGAAGGATAGGTATCACTAAAAAAGATGATAGGGCTAGCATTAATAATAATGACCTTAATAGTATAAAGATTATTAATACAAATAATATATCTAATAGAAAAGAAAAATTTTTAAAGGATATTAATTTTTTAGGAGTATCTAAAGAAATTAGAGAGGAGTTTGTTTTATATTGGACAGAAGAAAACAAAAGCAAGACTAAAATGAGATTTGAACTGGAGAAAACTTGGGACACTAAAAAAAGACTAGAGCGATGGATAAACAATACAAAGAAATGGAATACCAAAAAGCCAGAATCAAAATTAAAAGCTAAACTAAATACCTATACAAAAGCTAAAGAAATGATTAATCAAATAAACAGTCAATGATAAAAGAAATGTCGATACAGGATTTGCGATCGCACTCAGTTGAAATACTTAGCAGAACTTTTTTAGAGCTGGGCCAGAATCCTAATGAAGATACTATAGTATCAATGAGCTTAATCTTAGCGGATGATTTACAAAAGGATTTTAAGAATTTAGAGATAGAGGATATAAAGGCTGCATTTCGTAGAGGTATTCGAGAGACTAAAGAATTTCATATAACTGTTAAGACATACTACAAATGGATTAAGACTTATCGGAATTTGTTATGGGAGGCAGAGTATCAAGTTAAGACAATGAATAGACTGCCTAAAGAAGTGCCTTTATTTAAACAGAATAAAATTAAACTTTTAAAATAATATGTTAAAATTTATATGTAATAAATGTAAAAAAACTAAAAAGATTAGAACTGCTACGATCAAAGTAATAGAAGGAAAAGTAAGGACTGCAGAAGCTAAGTGTATATGTGGCGAGTATATGCAGGAATATGATAAAGAATTCGGAATACCTTATCTAATTAGGACTGAGCCTACTTTAAAAAAGAAATAAAAATGGAATATTTTAATATTATTAATCCTTTAATGTGCATATCTTTATCTGTTTTATTAGGTATGATGATCGGAAGTTTATATACTTTCTTTGTATTATCTTCAGATATAAAATCAATGATAAAAGAAATAGATGCTAAAAATAAAGAATTAAAAAAATACAAAAACAAATGAAAGGAAAAATAACATTTAAAGATATAAACTTAGATAATAAAAGAGGATTTAAAGAGGAGTACAGTGAATACAGAAAAAGATTAAGAGACAATTATTATAAGGTAAAATATTATATTAAAGGAGATTTATTCTGGGATTCTTTAAGTCGAGGTACTTATCGTAGAGATAATTAATTATGAGCTATTTAAACTTTTTAAAAAGAAACAGAATGCATCCAGAAAATAGATGGATAGTTAAAATGAATAATAACAAAGTAAGAGAAGTTAAGCTAATTTTTAATCCAGAAGAATATAAAAAAGGATTAAATCCTAGATCTCTTTATACTCAAAATGAGTTAATAAAGATTTTAGATAATGAGAAAACACAGTAAATATTATTATATAAAAGATAGAAATATGACTAAAACAAGAACAGGAGGCCTCGATAATGATAGTAGAGTACCAGATTACTATAAAGGTAAAGAAGGATATGAGGCGAGGAAGGTATGCGATAATTTTGATTTAACCTATCATCTGGCTTCAGCTACTACTTATATATTAAGAGCATATCGTAAGCATAAAAGCCCTAAAGAATGTATTTATAAGGCGATCGCTCATTTAGAATTCGAATTAGAGAGAATAAATGAATAAAAATATACTAATAATTAATCTTATTATAAAAACTTTAGTAGAATTAATTTTAGGTTTTATATTATTTCTTACTATAGGAATAATAGTCTTTGTATTTACTTATACTTATCATAGTATAAAGAATGCAGTAACAGATTATGATAATCATATTAACAATAGTTAGTTAAAAAGAAACAATGCTCCAAGGTAGCCTGATTATATATATTCTATAATTTAGGCAAATGAATGAGCAGAATCTACAAGAAGCCATAATAACTTATCTTCAGCTAAAATATAAAGGAATAAGATACTGCGCTTCAGCTGGAGGATTAAGAACTTCAATAAGTCAAGCAGCGAGGATGAAGCGAGCAGGATATGTAAAGGGAGTACCTGATCTACAGATAATGGAAAGCAGACATAATTACTATGGATTATTTATAGAGCTTAAGACAAAGAAGGGTAGGCTATCTCCTCATCAGAAACAATGGCTCGAAGATTTGAATAATAAAGGATATCTAGCTCAATGCTGCAAAGGATTAGAGGAGGCTATGGATTTAATAGACTGGTATTTAAAATGAGAAGGTTAGAGCTACCTATACTCCTTATACTATTTTTAATTATATATATCATAATACTTCTATCAATATGAAAACAATAAGCAAAAAGCAAGCCAAGATAAATAGAGAACTTAAAAAGGTGTATAAAGAGATAGAAGAAACTAGAGGACACTACTGTACTGGATGCGGTAGATCAGATGTACCATTAAGCCATAGCCATTATATAGCAAGAAGCAGGAGGAAGGATTTAGAAACAGATATAAATAATATTACGTATCATTGTTTAAGTATGGGAGAAAGAAAAGGCTGTCACGAACTTTGGGAGGGGTCTATAGCAGATAAACAAAAACTCTTAGACTGGCCCTTAGCTATGGAATATATCTTAGAGAATGATACTGAGCTTTACTTCTTACTAACTGAATAAAGTATTAATGCCTAAACTACCAGAAAAGAAGAAAAGACCTTGGATTCCAAGAAGAAAGAAAAGTATAGATATACTTAATATAAATAAGAGTAGGGCCTCAGAAGATATGAGGTCTTTCTATAATTCTAAGAGCTGGAGGAGTCTAAGGCTATATAAAATACAACTTAATCCCTGCTGCGAGATATGCGAGAGAAAAGGTTTAACTGAGCCAGGACAAGAGATCGACCATCGAATAGCGATAAGAGATGGCGGAGAAAAGCTTGCACTCCATAATCTCCAGACATTATGCAGAAGCTGTCACTCTAGTAAATCTGCTAAAGAGAGAGAAGCGAGAAAGCATATAAAAAAATTTTATTAAATTTATGGTAAGGAGTATGACAAATCTTAAAACAGAAGTAGTAGTAGAC